ATAGAGGTGCTGCCACGGCTGGTAATTATGGTGCTGCCACGGCTGGTTATAGAGGTGCTGCCACGGCTGGTGATAGTGGTGCTGCCACGGCTGGTAATTATGGTGCTGCCACGGCAAGAGGAAAGGCTTCAACAGGATTTAATGGTTTGTCAGTTGCAAGAGGTAGCAATGTTCAGGTAAAAGGCGGAATAGGTGCAATTTTGGTCATAGCTGAGGAAAGAGGAGATACGTATGATATTGTCGATTGGAAGGCTGTATTAGTCGATGGTGAGGTTGTCAAGGCTGATACATGGTATAGACTGGAAAACGGTGAGTTAGTGGAGGTTGATTAACAGTTGACTGATAATACAATTAGAATTTAATTGGTAATAATTACCATTTACCTGACATCAGGAAAATGGTTCAAAACTGAATGGATATGAGTAAAAAAAGAACAATTCAAATAGATGTTATCGGTACGATAGAAGAAACTGAATTAATGAAATGTAAATTGTATGTTGATGGTCGTGTGTGTGTAATCGGAATGTCACGATATGACTATGAAGAGTTAATGCGAGAAAAAGTGTTTATCCGGGATGGTAAGAGCGTTGATTCTGCTGGTGTGATAAACACGACTAACACTTTCGTTGAAGATGATTAATATTAAATTAGATATGAGTGAATTATATATACCGCCTGAGCGGCCTGAGAGGAATCTTGTTAATGGCCAGTTTTTAAAAGGTTGTACTCCACATAATAAAGGGAAGAGAATGACCTATCATTCAAAGTGGACGAAGCGTAGAAGTTTACAAGGTTTGGTAAAAGGTCGTGGAGCGCATCATAAAACTGGTGCAGGTATGAATAAGAAATCTGTTGTCGTTATTAAAGACAGGAAGTTGATAGGTGTATATGCTTCTGTCAATGAGGCTGGTGCAAAATTATGTATTACTCCATCTCACATAAGTGATGTTTGTTTAAAAAAGAAAGGTCATAAAACGGTGAGAGGCTATAGAGTGTATTTTGAGAACGATAATGCATGGTTAACAGAAATTGATTATTAATATGACAAAAGAAGAAGCATTTAAAATATTTCATATAGAAGATTTAAGAGATCTTCCTGATGCAGTAATGCGTATTCTTGACGGTTCTGTAGAATTACGCAATAAAATCTATAACGAATTGATCCGTATGAATGATTACGATATGTCTTATGATTGGTTTCAGGCTTTGTATGAGAATGAATTGTCAGAGCGGAAGCAGAAGAAACAGGATTTCACACCAAACTCCCTTGGAATCCTTTGTTCTAAATTAACCAGCCAGGCTGGTTCGATACATGAGCCTACAGCCGGAAATGGTTCTATGATAATCGCTGATTGGTGGCAGCGGTGCCACAACAAGATTCCTTGGGAGCACTTTCCATCGCAGAATATGGTGACATGTTGGGAGTTGTCTGCACGATCAATACCTATTTTGCTCCTTAATTTATCAATTCGCGGGATTATGGGGTACGTTTATCATGGCGACGTTTTGGGAAAATCCATAAAAATGAAGTATATTCTTCTAAACCGTAAAGATGATACTTTAGGGTTTAGTGATATTATAAAGGATCCTGAACATAAACTTATCATAAAAAGCAATATACAATGACGATTCAAGAGATATACAATAAATGGCTTCCTGTTAAGCGCAAGTTAGTAAAGGAAAGTACATGCTCCACTTATGTCTATCAGTTCACACAAAAAATACTTCCGATATATGGAGATAAAGACCCGGAATATGTTACTAATGACGAAATGCAGAGATTTATGCTGTCTTTGATTGAAGAAGGGTTATCTGTGAAAACAGCTAAAGACATATTCATCTCTTTTAAGATGCTATTGTATTATGCAATGGAACGATTTGGTGTAAGATATATTAAATATCGTGTTCAGTTTCCTACTGCCAATATGGAAGCAACTAAAGATCTTGAAGTATATACAGAATTTGAACAAAAAAAAATAATCTCGTACATAGTGGATTATCCGAAACCTAAGCGCTTGGGCATTCTAATAGGCTTGTGTACAGGTATGAGAATTGGTGAAATTTGCGGACTGAGGTGGGAGAATATAGATGTTGATAACAAATGTATCCATGTAACTCATACTATTGAACGAATTATGGATATTGACACCCGAAAAACCAAGGTTATAGAATCTACTCCCAAGACTATAGAAAGTCGCCGTGATATTCCGATAGGCCGTGATTTACTCGGTATCTTGAAAAAATTCAAGGCTTGCTATAATGATAGTTTTTATGTCACTACTGGAGATGAGAAGTTTTGTGAGCCAAGGGTTTACCGAAACTATTACAGGCATCTCGTTTTGAATGAAGTTGGATTGGACAGGTGTATTAAGTTCCACGGTCTAAGGCATTCATTCGCCACACGCATGATTGCATCTAAAGCCGATATGAAGACAACGAGTCGTATCTTAGGACATTCAGATGTATCTACGACTATGAATCTATATGTTCATCCATCAATGGATGATAAACTGGATGCGATAAACAAGTCCATGAAAAACTTATTCAAATAACTCAAAACAATTTAAAAATGAACAAAGAAGAATTTCAGACAAAGAAAAATGATATTGATTCAAAAATAAGGGAATTGAAGAATCAGAAAATTCAGTTGGAAAAGGAATACATTGAATCCAACCAAGGATTCCCTGTTGGAAGTAAGGTCTGTATAACGGTCCTTGCTCATGAAAGATATATTTTTGGGAACAATGAAAGGATATTAGTCCCAGAAGCGAAGGAGTTAGCCTATATTGCAGATTATGAGATTGATGACAACGGAGAGGTTGTCCCCTCTTTAAGACAGTTGGATTACAATGGGGGCATGTCAGCAATACCTTTATTTGTTAATTTAAAGAAGGCTATAATTGAATTAGTGTAAATCTAAATAGATATGAGTGAATTATATATACCGCCTGAGCGATTTGAGAGAGACTTTATTACCGGACGATTTTTAAAAGGTTGTGTTTCTCACAACAAGGGTCGTAAAATGGTTTATCATTCAAAACGGTCCAAAGCCAGAAGTATAAAAAATCTGTCTAAAGGACGTGGGGCTTGGCATAAGACCGGAGCAGGTATGAATAAAAAGAGCGTTGTTTTGATAAAGGATGAGAAATTATGTGGAGTATTCCCTTCGATACAAATGGCTGGTAAGATGATTGGCGTGGCTCCTTCTTTGATCAGTGCTATATGTCGGAAAGTGAGAGGCAAACATACGGCTAATGGATACAGATGTTTTTTTGAAGATAGCAATGATTGGTATAATTTAATTAAACAAGATTATGAATAATGACAGGCAGAAGATATTAACTGATTATATTTCCTACTTATACACAACAGGCAGGACTTATGATACTGTCGGGAAATATATCAAATATGTAACGGATTTTCTTGAACGTACTGAAGATGTCAATCGTCGTGGCTATCTGGTTTATAAGCGTGAAAATGCAGATGTCATGGTGCGTCATTCGCTAATGTGTTCAGCTATATGCGATCTATTATCCTATCTCAACATCGGATATGGAAAAAGGGAAAAGACGGTGAAACCTTTGGAAAAACTTGATGTCATTTCGGAGAAGAACAAGAAACAACTTCATGATTTCATTATATGGCTGACTGACAACAATGATTACTCTTCTCATACAGTTGATGTATATTACACATCCATAAAGAAGTATTTCGAATACGCCAATGAGGTAAACATGGATAATTGCAGGAGGTTTATAAAAAGTCTTGAAGAAGAAAAATTATCTCCCGCTACCATCCGGTTGCGGATTACAGCAATCGAAAGATTTTCTAAATGGCTGAAGAAGCCTATAGAACTGAAGCGTCCTAAAATAAAGCGCAAGCTTGATGTGAACAATGTGCCGACCGAAGAGGAATATAACCGGCTGTTGGAATATCTCAAGGCAAAAAACAACAAGGATTACTATTTCTTTATTAAGGTTTTGGGAACAACGGGCGCCCGTCTGTCGGAATTCCAGCAGTTTACGTGGGAAGACATCATATCCGGGGAAGTGACATTAAAAGGAAAGGGTAACAAGTACCGTCGATTTTTCTTTCAAAAACAGCTACAGCAAGAAGCAAAGGTTTACGCTAAAGAATATGGTAAGACCGGGATTTTTGCGGTAGGGAGATTCGGACCGATCACACAGCGTGGCTTTTCCCAGCACTTGAAAGCATGGGGAAAACATTGCGGCATTGATCCAAGGAAGATGCACGCGCACGCCTTCCGGCATTTCTTTGCTAAAATGTTCCTGAAAAAAAACAAAGATGTTATTCAACTGGCTGACCTTCTAGGTCACGGGAGTGTAGACACAACTAGAATTTATTTACAGAAAAGTTATGATGAACAAAAAAAAGATTTTAATCGAAACGTTACATGGTAGTGTAGCGCAGCTTAATGAACTGTCATCCATGACCGAAGGGATAGACATCTATGACGATACTGGGTGTGTTGACACTGATTTTTTGATAGAAGCGATATCTTGCGTCAGTGCCTTCATGGACGCAAGCAACATAGTTGTTCAAAAAATATCTTCACTTTTAGCGCCGGACGCTTCAACGGACGAAAAGAAAAAACAGGCTGATGAAGGTAAGAAATGGAGCGTGGAAGAGATATTGAAACATTGTACTCTTGAGAACAATATCCTCAAACTTCCCCAAGTTCAATTCAACAAAAAATCTTATGCCGAAGCAAAAAAGTGGATAGAAGAAGCCGGCGGCTCATGGCAAGGTGGAAAGGTACAGGGTTTCACATTTCCTTTTAATCCGGAACGTGTGTTCTCCATCTTGAAAGAAGGTAAGCGATGCGATTTGCAAAAAGATTTTCAGTTCTTTGAAACACCTGCTGATATTGCAGACTGGCTGGTAATGCTTGCCGGTGGAATTCATGAAACAGATACCGTACTTGAACCAAGTGCCGGACGTGGTGCTCTGATAAAAGCGATTCATCGGTCGTGCCCGTCAGTAACAGTTGAATGTTATGAACTGATGCCAGAAAACAGGGAGTTCCTTCATACACTTGATAACGTAATATTGCTTGATGAAGATTTTACGAAAGACAGTGTAGGGCATTACACTAAGATTATTGCCAATCCTCCATTTTCCGGTAATCAGGATATAGCTCATGTAAAGCTTATGTATGAACGTTTGGAACAAGGTGGAACCCTTGTGGCAATAACCAGCCAACACTGGAAATTAGCTTCGGAAAAGAAATGTATTGATTTCCGCAACTGGCTGAAAGAAGTACATGGAGAAGTGTTTGAAATCAGCGCGGGGGAGTTTAAAGAGAGTGGCACTTCTATTAGTACAATGGCGGTAGTTATAAAAAAATAATTCAAAACAGATTAGAAGGAGGTAATTATGGGATCATTTATAGCCCAACAGCCAAACGGCTTATATTGTAGGTTTAGTACAATTGTTGATACAGTCACGCACTACAATATGACAAAAGATGATTACATAGAAGTATGCAAAGACCGATTAGGAAAGAAACGTGGAGAAGAAGAGGCTAATGATATTTTAAAAAACCATCTGCACCCTTTTAACGATGTTCTTGAGCAATTCATTCCTAATAATGATTCGGTTGAAGAGTTTAATATCCGTTTAAAAGAAATGGGATATATGGATGAGTTTAATGGATAATCCTAAAAATGAAGAAATATAGAACAAATGAGAAATGAATACAACCTTTGAAAGATCGGCTAATAGTACCGATGAATGGTACACACCGAAAGAAATTATAGACGCATTGGGTGAATTTGATTTAGACCCATGTGCCCCTGTAGCCCCCCCTATAAAACGGCAAATGTCATGTACAACAAAAATGACGATGGATTAAAACAGGAATGGAAAGGTCGTGTTTGGTTGAACCCACCTTATTCCCGTCCTCTTATAGAATGTTTCGTTAAACGGATGGCAGAACATGGAAACGGCATTGCTTTACTTTTCAATCGCTGCGATTCAAAGATGTTTCAGGATGTGATATTCGAGAAGGCAACGGCAATGAAATTCTTGCGTAACCGAATCAGATTCTTCCGTCCAGACGGAACTCGTGGGGATTCTCCTGGCTGTGGCAGTATTCTCATCGCTTTTGGTGAGGATAATGCAGAAATATTGAGAACCTGCGATATTGCAGGCAAGTACGTTAGAATAAATGGTATTTGAACAAATTAAATAGAAAGGAGATTGAATATAGACATGCATCCCAATGAAATAATAAATATAATATTGGATAATGGTCATATATCATTGCATAGATACAGTGACAATCCAAGTGAAATAATATTGTCATCCCTGTTTGTAAGAAAACAAAGACGAAATGGGAACGGAATGAATTTAATGCTTCGTGCAGAACAAATAGCCAAAGGTTTAGGATGTGTCCGTGTATTTCTTGAGGCAAAGAAAGGTAGTTGGCAAGAGAAATGGTATGAACGATTAGGATATAACTACTGTGAATGTCGCCAAGAAAGAAACGGACTAATATGGATGAAAAAAAACTTAGACAAATGAAATATCCTAAAGTAAAGAAAAAGAAAAAAAATAAAAGAGATTGTCATAACTGTATTTTATTTGCTGCTTGCGCAGATAGATATCATAGTAATGCTGTGGACTGCAAAAGGTTTCGATTTTGTTAAATGTGTAAAAGTATATAAAAATGATTAAAGCAAGATTTTTTGTAGAAAAGAAAAAATGTGATGGAGATTATCGTCCATTAATATGGCCCATTCAATACCCATATTGGTGTACAGGTGAGAATGACAGATTTTTTATTTTAGTCGCTTATGTTAATGACATAGATGAACTTATGAATTTATGGCCCGAAGCATCTGATGTTTATATTGAAAAAGTGAATAAGATATTCTTCTCTGATAGGTTTCCGAAACCTGATTGGTATAAAGAGTCAAATCAATAAAAGTAATAATGAGTAAAATGGACGAATCGAAGGTATATGCTATATTTTTAGCTATGATTGAAAATCTTGATAACTACAAGTTTTTCAAGAACGCTGATGGAACTCATGCCATTGACGTAGAAATTAAGGGTTATAAACATAGTTTCAAAGCAGATGATATTTATAATTTAATGAATCTAGTTGGCAACTGGCTATGCAAATTACCTAAAAGCATATGGGTTTAATTTAACTTTTAACCAGAACAAAAATGAACAAAGAAGAATTTCAGACAAAGAAAAATGATATTGATTCAAAAATAAGAGAATTGAAAAATCAGAAAATTCAATTGGAAAAGGAATACATTGAATCCAACCAAGAACTTGTAACATTAGAAACAGCAAAGTTGCTGAAAGAGAAAGGGTTTAATGAACCATGTATGATTGCTATGAATATTGAAGATGGTAGACAATATGGTACTAATAGAACAAATAGCGAGTTACCAATAAAAGTATGTTCCCATCCTACTCAATCCATTGCCCAAAAGTGGCTTCGTGAAACCAAAAATATTCATATATGTGTATATAACTGTGCCTGTGGTTATGGATACGAAATATCTAAAGCTGACAATGGAACTCATATAATCAGTTCTGCTTATAAAGGAACAAATGATGGAGAGGAATGGGATAGCTACGAAGAAGCACTGGAAGCTGGTTTACAGGAAGCATTAAAACTTATATGATTATGGAAAATATTAATTTGAACGAACTACGGAATATAGCTTATAAGACAGCTTGTGATCACGGTTTACATGATAAAGAACTTTTAAGAAAATGAATTAAATGACAAGTTTTGTTTTTATTCAGATTTTTTGTAATTTTGAATTATAATGTTTCCGTGTAAAGGGGCACGGTACGTTCTTCGGACGAAAAGACTTTTATGGGAAAAAAACTCGTAGCAAATAGAGAAAATTTCTGCCATTATTATATGGAAACGGGTAATGCTACAGATGCATATCGGAAAGCTTACCCTAATAGTATTGGATGGAAGGATGGGGTCGTTAGTAAGCGTGCATTTGAATTACTGAGAAATCCATCTGTCGCATCCCGTGTAAATGAATTGCAGGCTGATATCTTAAAAAAGTCTGATATGAAGAAGGAAGATGCATTGCGCTTCCTTACAAATGTGGTAAATGTAGACCCTATAGATCTTCAATTAAAAGGTAAAGATACGTTTATTGTCCGTTCTCTTGATAATATACCAAAACCAGTCCGATGTTGCATCCAATCGATTAAGAACACTCAATATGGAGTAGAGATACGGCTATATAGCAAAATAGCCGCCATTACACAGATAAGCAAGATGCTTGGATGGGATGCTCCAGTAAAAAGTGATGTCAGTACCAATGTGCGCATGATAATTGGGGACGAGCAATGATAGAGATGGTGTTCTCGTATAAATTGTTTAATCCCCTGTTTTGGCATATCCGTGAGGCGATGCATGACAAGGATATCCGGTATATTATAAACAGAGGTGGTTCTTCATCAGGGAAATCTGTATCTACGACACAATCCGTGTTGTTGTCTGTATTCTCCGGAGAGGGTTCGGCTCTCGTTGTGAGAAAAGTTGGAGCCAGTCTTAAGAATACGGTATATGAAGAGTTTAAGACCCAAATGAAAGCTCTTCAATTGAGTCAGTTTTTCGCTCCAAAGGAAAATAATATAACCTGTATAAATGGTTGCAAAATCGATTTTACAGGATTGGACGATCCCGAGAAGATAAAGTCTATCACAGGATATCGCTGGATAGTGATGGAAGAGGCCACTGAGTTTGAATATGAGGATTTCACACAAATACGTTTCCGCCTACGAGGAAAGGAGGGCCTACAGATTATATGCAACTTTAATCCAGTATCAGAGGACTCGTGGATAAAAACCAAGATCCTTGATACATACGAGTGGGATGAGCATCCGAATGATTTGTACGGGAAAGTAAGATATCCGATAAAAAGGAGTTTATTACCTAAGGATTATAGCCGGATATTAGGAAAGAGATATAATAAATCTAGAATGATAGCTAATGAGCGTACGGGAAAAATGGAAAGATATCCATCGGATACGGTAGAGCTGCATTCTTCGTATAAGAACAACTTCTGGGTAGTAGGTTCTCCGGACGGGAAGTATGGATACTATGACAGACAGACGATATCTAATTACCAATGGTACAAGGATCATGATTATAATTACTACAGGGTATACGCATTGGGAGAATGGGGAAGCATTAAGACAGGAGGAGAGTTCCTGTATGCATTTGATTCAAACAAACACATAAAAACGACACACTACATTAAAGGGATGCCGGTTCATATATCAATTGATAACAATGTGCTCCCTTATATTTCAATATCATTTTTCCAGGTGGATGGAAGTAGTATAAGGCAGTTTAACGAGATATGCGCCAGTGATCCGTTCAACACGGTAACACAGGCTTCAAAAATGGCGGTAGATTACCTGAAATCAATAAGGTATAATGATATGCTGTATCTGTACGGAGATGCTTCGACAAAAAACGGGAACACTATAGACGAAGAGAAGAGATCGTTTCTTGATAAGTTCGTGGAAGGGCTGGAAAGCGATTACCATGTTGAGGAGAGGATACCGGCTTCTAACCCGTCCGTACCGATGTCAGGTGAATTTGTAAACTACATGCTCGATGGAGGCTCGGGTATGTCATTTTCGGTAGATGATGGATGTAAAAACTCGATAGTCGATTATAACAATGCCAAGAAGGACGTTAATGGAGGGGTGCTGAAAAAAAGAGTAAAGGATAAGATTACAGGACAGTCTTATGAGAGATACGGTCACTTGGTGGATTGTCTGCGATATATTACTGTATGGGTATTCAAGGATGAATATACTCGTTTCTCTTTGAAAAGGAAACGAAGTAAAATTAAACAGGAAAATAAAGATATGAGATATTTTGATATGTCTAAAAATATTCAGGGGACAAGACTTGTATATGTTCTTCCCGAATATGCCGGAAAGTTCATTATCGTTTCGTGCTATGTAAATGAGGGAATATATATAGATAATGTGACATATACAGGATCATTTGATGAGACTGTTCTCCTGTCATTTTTAGAGGGCATATCTCCTGTGGAAGTGTTGTTTGAAAGTGAGAAAAATTATTTCCCCATAGCACGGGGCTTAAGGGATAGATATGATGTCAGAATTATGCATAAAAATATGGGAACAGATGCTAGGGTATCTGCTTTTCTGGATTTTATCAAAAATAATGTGATGTTTCGTGCAGACTATGATGAGATCCCGCAATACAATGAGTTTATGGATGGGATATTGGATTATAATGGTTCAGATGATTGCGCTGCAATTTATTCTGTCGCCTCCTTGGCTTATTACGTGTCGAAAAAATATAATATATAATTGGTATATTTTTAAGATATATCAAAGCTTTGATAAAAAAACATCGGGTGTTATACAAAAAGTATTGGTATATTTTTAATATTTTTTTTCTCGTGGGTATTTTTAGGGTATTGCGAAATGATATGACTTTAATTTATCTAAACAACACGATTCAAAACGTGATTTTAAATATAGTTTTAATAAAAAAATAACCGACAATTAATGCCGGTTACCGTGATAGAATCTTATAGCCTCATTGACATATAATGATACCGATTGCTCCTTATCCAATATAGCTGCCACGTCCTCCTCTATTATAACAAGTATTCTTTTCACACCATTAACCTTCGGTCTTCGGGGCACACCATTGCTGTCCAATATCCTATATATCGTTTGCTCAGGCTTTGAAGATAATAGCAAAGATATCAATTCTAAAACGAAATACAAAAAGAAAACTATATTAATTAGTTATAAGAAGCCAATGTTGAAACAAAAACCAATCTTCTTAAAAAATTGCCATTAATGCAATATTTTTTACTTGCAAGATGAATGAAGAGAATTAATAGAACGGCAAGACTGGCGAGTTTGTATATTTATTGACAGGAAACGAATGTTATGGAATGGGATCGGAAAAACAAGTATAAAACAGATAGCTTTTATAGGTTTCTACTGCCTGATGTATTTTCCCGGGGATTTTTGAGATTTTATTTGATTTTGTTTTACATTTCTACTTTTAGAATACTTCTGGTTAGCCCTTGTCAGATCCTTGATAATCGTTTCATCAAACACCTCGGAATATATCTCTGTTGTCTTGACCGATGTATGCCCCAAGAGTTTTTGGACGGTGGTTATCGGAACGCCTTGATGTACCAACAGAGTAGCACAAGTATGACGACTTGTATGGTAGGTAAATTTCTTGCTGATATGCGCCATCCTTCCCAATTTCTGCAATGTCCGATTAGTGTCCGAATTGCAACCTAATGCAGCCAGTTGTTCGATGCTGTCGTATTTCCGCATTATACCCAGTGCCTTTCCGTTAAACAGCAGATATAGCGGAATATTGAGTTTTACGCCTGTTTTGATGCTATTCATAACTAGCCATTCCTTTCCGTCAACTGTTACGAGATTTTTATAAGTCAATTGTTTAAAATCAGAAAATCTCAGCCCACAATAGCAGCAGAAAAGAAATGCGTCCAGTATGTGCCGGCTGTTGTTCTTCCTGTCCGGCAGTTCAAGATTCTCCAGTTTCTCCAAGTCTGCGGGCATCAAGAAGTTATGTTCTTTCTTCTCTTTCTTGATCTTGAACTTACGGAAAGGGTATGCCTCCTGTAATATATAACCTTCGTTTATTGCTTCGTTAACCAAGGTACGCAGTATTCTCATGTGTTTTCCTACCGTGTTTACCTTCAATCCTTTGTTGCGCAGAAATGCGTCAAACTCCTTTAGAAACGTATAGTTTATATCGGTAAACTCTATCACGTTCCGAAATTCCTTCAAAGTGGCTACCGTACCCAGCATATTATCTTTGGTTCCCGGTTTCCTATCTGAATTCTCTATCGCTTGTATTGCAAATTTTAAAAACGACACAACTGGTTTAATTCCCTTTTTTACAGCCTCCTTTAACGTGGAAAGGTTTGATTCAAGCCCTCTTTTCCAGTAGCTAAGTTCTATAGCCTGCAACTCCAGTATCTTCTCGTATAGCATTGCGTTAAGCTCATTCGATTGCGGATGGTTAATTACTTGAGCGCCATCCTTACTCCAACACTCCGGCTTTAGATAAACATTGGTTTTAAAATATACCTTTCTCTGATTCAAATAGGCTTCTATTTGGACTAGGGCTGTCCCTTGTCGATTTAACTTGTTTTGTCGGTTATAAACCAAACGGTATCTGATCTTCTCTAACATATTCAACTTTTTGTTTTAAAGTTAAAAAAAAAATCTTCTGTATTTACAAAATAAACCACAAAAAATGCTTCTGGGAGGACTGATAGGGATAAATGATACATGGTTGAGAGGAATGGGAGATAAAATAGAAAGTATAGATAAATTAACAAGTGGTATATACTCAATAGGAGAAGTTTTAAATATTGATGGATTTAACGACTATGGTCTTCTAGTTGTTTTTAATTCTTTATTATATAAAGTGCAAATTATTTTTGGCAGATATAATGGGAAAATTGCATATCGTTTTATGATTTCAAGTGACTGGGATAACTGGAACGTTGTATAGACATTGTTTGATATAAAAAAGGTTACAATCTTGACCTGGGAGGACTGATTGGGAATGCAACATCAAATAAAAGCGGGTTGATGAGTTCCGGTATGGTACCTTTAGAATTATCTAAAGATAATAATCAATATTGTAAGATTAGTGTATTTATGCCAAATGCCGGATCAATAAATGAGTCTGTAATTAGTGTTACAAATGTTGGTGGAGACTCGTTCTCAGTCGCAGTGTCTATGATTAGATGGAATGCAAATAAAGTCTTTTGTAAATTGATAAACGGAACCAAAATTAGTAACATTAATATGTATTATACAGTTGATACAGAAAGATTTTGCTTTTACATAAAAGCTAATTGGTATGCGAAAATAATAGTGTCACGATTAGGTCTTGTGAACACGAGCAAAATAGAATCAATCAATGCTATTCCTAGTGGGGCGATTGAAGTACCAATATCTTGACGTGACAAAAGATATAGCACTGACCTGGGAGAACTCATCGGGATAAATGATACGTGGTTAAGGTTCAGAGATGTTAGAAGCATAGAATCTCAAGACAAATTAGATTCTATGCAATATAGCGGAATCTACTTACTAACACAACCTTCAGAATTAGAATATGTCCGTAATTGTGTATTAGTTGTAATCGGTAAACCTAATATCTGTTGTATTCAGAAACTATATAATTATAGCGGAAATATCTATAAATATCGAGTGAAATGGTATAGTAATACTTGGGGTAATTGGCAAACCGTATCTTTGACATGATTAAAAAACGGGTGGTCCGGTACAAGCCGGTGCCACCCGATCCTGATATGCACAACGCCATGTGCGGTGCAAAGGTAATCCATGTTTCTAAGAAGCCAATACAAAAGACCTAAAATCTCCCCATTTCCCATCATAATTACGGCGGAAACCAACAACATCCTCACCTAGACGGAATGTCATTTGAATGACATATCCTTGTCCATCGTTAAAAACTATCATTATGGAATAATTTGAAACAACACTAATTCCGTCTCGTCCGAATACATGATACATTCCGCTTGCAGTTGCACTATTTACCTCTTCGTCTGTACTTAATATACCTTTGGGCATAAACGGGAACAGCTTCAAACTGTTCATTAGTCCTCCCAGAAGTGGATTAATCAGGTGTAGGTGTAATTATTTCACCTGTAATATTGGAAAAATCAGAAAAGTCTATTGTTGAGAAATTCGGTCTTGTTCTTCTAACTAATGATACCTTATACGAGATGGAAGAATCATCCGACTTAGGTAACACATACAATTTACTATTTGCATATTTAAAATCGCACCAATGCGTCCCCATATATTTTATTTCTATGTTTTTAGATCCAGTAGGTATTGACATCACTCTATAAAATGCAGTATTAGCTCCCGAATAGACATATATTTCTATCAACGAAGAAGAAGTATATAAACCATTAGAATCAGCTTTATAGTCAATAATCAGACCTTTTCCTCTTTCTATATCAGTTACTGCAAATATTTTACTCATTAATCCATTCTTATCTGCTGTGGCCGTACCTATTAGTTCTCCCAGTTTTGATGCAAGCGACTGCATCGTCATTTTTGCCGCATCTCCGCTACTTTGTAAAACTCTTACATTTGCAGCATCCGTCACTGTCGGAAGTTCATTCTCATACACGTCATTTCCTGTTGCCGCAGCGGCAGCAAATGTTGAAGTTTCTGACAAAGCCATAACCATTCTTGTGGAAACCATGTCCACCATTTCATCTACTGTCACATTCTGCTCGTTACCGTCTTTATCTACAGCCTTGAAGCCAACTATATTTTCAAAATTCAAATTACTCATAATATTCAATTTTATAAAGTTCTTATATAAGTTTTCCACGCTTTAGGAGTGCCGCCAACCGATTTGTACAGCTTCTTCCTGCCACCTTTTATCTTGTACCGGGAAAGGTTGTTCCCGTTATAGTTCACGGGATAATCCGGATTGCCTTCGTTGGCATACGCCTCCATTTCATACGGAATGGTATAATACGCTGAACTCGCAGGATGGCAGATAGGGTTTCCCTTGATCCACTCGACAAAATACCGCCAATAGTATTTTACCCATGAGCCGATAACCTGTGCCTGACGCAGGTGTATGGTTTCGTGCGTCAGGCTTTCCTTACCCGCATAGGTCTGCATATACCTATCTATGTTCTCCTTGTTCTCGGCACGGTATATCATCCGTCCGCACCACATCATGAAACGGTATCCCTTGAAAGGATAATGCTTCATGGGAAGCAGCTCAGGAGTATCAAAATCACCCGGCTTGCTTGAGAACAGCATCTTGATTAATTGCCATAATTCTTTCATCATAGCGTTTCTATTTCGTATTCTAGTTTTGTAATATGGTTGTCTATACACGTATTCACCTCGTCATTGAAGTTTGCTATATCCAGTTCCACACATCCGGCACTTGACCGGGCGCTGCTGTAGATACGGACATAGCCTCCGTTATTCAATGTATTTTTCGCCAGCTTCAGTTTCGCCAGTTCGTCATTGATTCGGCTGGCGCGTTCCAAATTCTCAATCTTCATGTTGTTCCTCCTTCTTTTTATCCAGATAATCATTCAACGAATCGGCCAGCAAGCCGGACAACATAGGGGTAGAACGTCTTATGATATCCACCTCCTCTTCGTCAAGTTCCACACCATCTACAGTCGACTTGAAGATTTTCTCCGCAAGGAGATGCGCCTTCAAGCCCGCTACGTTCTTATATATCCAGTCACCGAAGGCCTCAGTGATGTTACTGGCTATAAGCTTTTCTTTTTTAATCCCATCGTAAATCGGGAATTGTGCAAAATTTATTTTCATACTTTATATTTAAATTATCCGCAATAAAACATAACCCAATAATTACCCATACACTTAATGAAGCCGGATGCAAAATCCAAATCAATATAAGACACCTCCTGTCCTCCGGGAGCAGGCAGGATCCGTCCTCCTGTCAATCTTACTCCGCCGCTCATACGTTTGAAGTATATAGTATGTCCCGGAACATCCGGAGGAAGCGTCACTTCTATATTGTCTCTATTAATAAACATCACATTATCATCGTTGTTGTTCAATGAAGCTTTGACAGAGATATTCCTCCAGTTGCCAACTATGCCACGAAGAGAAACATAGCTGTCATTGTTCGGATGAAGGAAAATGTTACCTCCCTCCACGAATAGAGGAATGCTCGGAGTCTTGATGTGCATCCCGATCATGGCATTTGGACTCTGTATGTCAATTCCAGCATCATACTTAATCCCTTCAATGGTGACAAACTGCGTGTTTCCCCCGATTCTTACGTTTGCAAATGTCCTTTCGTTATAAAACTCAATTTGTCCGGCAGACAGGTTGAAACCGACGTATTTATTTGTTTCATTTTCATAAAGGATCTTTGAGGACAATACTCCCGAATCGATGGAGAACGGACCGATACGTCCTTTATCCGCTGTGATTGTTCCTGTAATTTCTGCTAATTTGCATTTAAAGTACCCGGTTTCACCGTTGATAAGAAGAGTTTCACCTTTGTCATTAAAAGACTTGAGGACCTTGTCTTTGAACATAAATCCGGCTACATTCGCACCATCGGCAAATAGGGTGTCAGTAGCGATATTCACAAACTTCTGCATGGCTTCCCAGTTCGAATCCCCGTTGGCTGATGTGGGTGCAGCGGTAACGGAAGCACCGTAATTCTTTACAAGGAAATTATAATAAACTCCCCCTATCAGATATATGACCTTATCCCGGTAATCCGCATTCCAGACATAAGTCTGTCCTGATGTGAATACACCTCTGTCACGGGGAAACGCCCCTGTTGCTCCTGTTGCTCCTATGGAACCATCATTAGCAACACCCACCCCTTTTTCAGCGATAAAATTATTATTCCATGCGTTCGCGTCCGATGCGGATTGATAAGCCCGGACGGCAAACTGGGTGTATCCGGCTGTCGCTGGAACGGATATCTGATTGCTTAGGGTAGCACCTACATGCGCCAGCCAGCTTCCGTTATATTTCCGTGCGACAAGATAGAACCTGTTCGTATCGCTCACATTACCGCCTACATTTTGTTTCATGGTAACGACAAACGCTGATGGTGACGGTGTGCCTGTTGACGTGAAGTTTATCGTGCTTACCGGGCTGTCAAGCCAGTACGAAGCGGACGGTTCGACACCGGAAGTCATTTCCTGCCAGTCGGAGTTGACAGCCTTGTCCGATCTCTTCCCGGAAAGTATGTAACCGCCATCCTTCTTTCTTAGATAACGCCCACCTCTCACACGAAGAAGCGGAAGTGGCGGATTGGATGTTTGAACCTTGCTTAAGTAAGATCCTCCAGCAAACGATACTGTACTGTTCTTGGCATACGGGGTATTGGCGGATTCCCAATGACCTGCGGCTGTGATGCTCTCACCGTCAGCACCGTCCTTACCGTCAGAAAGCATGGGAACGGTTTCAATATCCACTATCTGGTCATTCACGTAAAAGATAAACTTCAATGTCTTCGTAAAGTTTCCGCTTGATATGGCTGTATTGTTGTTTATGGTAGTTTCTGCTCCACCGTCTATGCTGTATTTCAATGTACCGTCCGTTGTGGTGGATATCACGCCACCCACTGACTTTTGCCTGTAACATGATACGGAAGACACGCTGTAGTTCCCGTTCTTGTCCTTGCTTACAGAAGTGGCAGAAACGATTATACTGTATAGCACGGCATCTGAACCGTCCGCACCTCCACGGACCCCGGCTACAGTGAATGACAGATCACGGGAATACTGCTGCCCGTTCTTTGTAGCCCTGATTGTGATCTTCACCGTGTTTGTCGCAGCAAGAGTAGCTCCGGCAGATACCGATATTGTCACCACTCCCGTATTCTTGTCTGTCGCACACAGTAGATTTGTGTCAGGTGTACAGGTGATGCTGTCAAGGGTGAGCTTTTCCGTTCCATACCACATGCTGACAGTTGTATTCCAAGTCTGTGAGGACACGACCTTCCCGTCCGAAGTAAGGGCTGCATTGACCATCTCGTTATCGAAGTCCGCCATGATGGCATTCTCTCCGTCCTTACTCCAGCGATGCACCACGGCAGGATCACTGAACTCAGACCATACGCCGTTTTCCTTAAAACGTGTACAACCCCATTCAACCTGATGGTCTATGTCCGTACCAAGATAATTATCCGTCCAGCCTTCCGGAACATAACCATCTTTCTGCTGACTGTCCGGCTTTTCAGGGGTGTTATCTATGATATTGCCTCTTGTGTATATATACTCATAGCCCTTACCGTCTTTCCCGTCCGATATCATAAGCTGCCATCTTCCGTCCTGATAGATGTAGGTGGCGCGGTCAGTTGTGTTACGGTATGAATCACCGTTTTTCGGGTTGGCTGGAGCCGTGGCAAATTCACCAAGGAAAGTGATGCTCTCGCCTTTCAGTTCACGCCCGTCAAGAAGCATGTCCCAGTCTTCGTTAACCTCCCAGTCGGCAGGTTTCCCAGCAAGATAATAACCACCGTCCTTCTTTCTTAAGAAATTGCCGCCTTTGATACGCAATATTCTGATGGGAGGATTGGAGGTTTCCACCTTGGATATAAAGACACAGTTGGCAAGAGTGACCATTGTATTGGCACTATATGGTGTGTTGGCGGATTCCCAATGTCCACCACCGACTACAGACAAGCCCGGATCACCTTTATCACCTTTGTCCACTTGTTTCAGCCATGCCGAATTAGTCTCTGATGGTTCGGTTGTCGTTCCGTTATCATCAACACACAACCACAAAGCCCCGTTGTGTGACACCTGGTTATAGTAGGCGTACTTACCTGCGGTCCATTCACCTTTGTACAACGGAACACGCACTGTCTGTCCGGTGATCTCATCCACCTGAAAGATAAGCCCGGTCATGATAATGTTTTGAAGAACGGCCGAGTAATTGTCCGCATTAATACCGGCTACAGTCATGCCTTTTTTCTTGCCGAACCACGCAGGCATCTGCGCCGGCTCCGGGTCCCAAGTGTTGGCATTGTCAAAGAATGTAATACAGTTGTTTCCGTTGACTGAATCAATAAGTATATAAGTCTGACGTTCCGGGTCCGTAAAGTTACCTGTTTGTGCCAATACCATCTGCTCGGCAGGTTTCCAGTCAGAATGCCCCGGACGGGGAATGACAGTAAACTTCTTGGCAGTATAATCTGCGGCAGTCACACGGAATTTCATTTCTTCAAAACCGTTCAGTTTGCCTTCGCTATTTTTAGTCACAAAATAGGTGGTAAGGATGTCATCAACAAACTGGCTCAATCCGTCCGCATCTGTCAGATCGGGAGCGATGGTGTAGGTTCCATCGCCGTTATCCACGTATGACAATACGGTACAACCACCACCGGGGGAGTTTACCATACGTCCTTTGAAATAGGTTGTACGGTTATAAGCTATTTCAGGAACAAACAAACGCTTACGAAATACACCGCTTTCCATTTCAAGATTGCCCTTTTCGTCTATGTATCCACCTGATACACCAGTAACGAAATCACCGAACTTGGCATATTTCTTAATCAAGACTCCGCCCAGTAATGATAAAAGAAAATTTGTAGAGTCCTCCTTGTCTTTGCGCAAAAAATATTTAGCCAATTCACTTATATTTGCACCTCCCGATATGGCAACAACCCTGTCTTTATTGGTTCTTATGTAAATAGAAGGATTATTATCATCATTATGTATGTATATCTCTCCCTCATTCAACCCTTCCAGTCGCTTTTCAAATGACGGGGATATTTTCGGTATAATCGGATTTCCTTCATCATCCGTTTCCGAACCGTACCACAATATCTTTATAGGACGATTTCTAGCCATGATTACACGTAATTTTCATTAACAAAAGCAGCTTTCGCCTTCTTATATTTCAACACATCGTCCTCTTCTGGATTAGTTAGTAAAAACGCGATTCCTGAAGATGAAGTTGCAATCTCTGTTTTGCCTCCGATCCCGGCGATATCATTTTGTCTAGGGCGTAAAGTCACTTTATATATAAACATCTGTTTCTTACCTATTGTATCAATCTTTTCCGGGACAGAATCCCCTTCCCGTACAAACAAATTACCGTTTATGCTGACGTGAGAAAGGCAAAGTACCTTATTTATAAACTCCGCTATATAATACGGAACGCCACAACTTGTCCCGAAAACAAAATCAAATGTTTTATAAGGGAGAGAATACATTTCTATTATCTCCTGCTTCTGATTCACAAACTGTTCGTTTTCAACTTTCAACTCCACCCCATCCGGCTTGAATCCTCCTATTATTCTGAACTGGAACATCTGCCGAACCTCATCAATCCAGAATATATTATCAAACGCAGAATTATTATCTTTATGGGAATATTCAATCAGAATAGAATCACCTATATTCTCACACACGCAGAACTCCTCACATTCTTTATCGCCTATAGTTACTGTATATATCCCCTCCGAAGGAGATAATGAGGCATAATACATCTTAATGCTTTCATTTACATCATAAGTAAGCAGTGTTATCTTGGAGGAAATATTGCCGATCTTATCATTCAAATAAGCTGAAGGTTTTTCGCCGTTATCACAAAAGATTTGCAGCAGGATGTTGTCTGACACAGAAAATACTTGTCTGAAACATCCAGCATTTGAATATTTATATTTCAGCGGTTTAAAGAATAACGGACAAACATCTCCGATTGATATCATAGTCTTTTCGTAAGTTTCTAGTAACTTGTGACTTCACAAGCTTTCATTGCAAATATAACAATTAAAATTTGAATCTTTATAACGAATTTAAATTTTTCACGATCAAAGTTACCTTTGAACTTTGTGATTTTGTAAAATTGTAATCAGCCTGCTGATAATATCCCTGTACAACTTTGCCTTGGTATTCCATTTCAACAATTCCTGTAAGATCTTCCGGGAGTTCCACATCCGAAGTCTCAAATTCCACCTCCGCCACAGTAAACATCCTTTTTGAGAGAATTATATCCCTACTTTCCCCCATTCCATCAATACCCACATCACTATTACCATCTGATGACGCAAAAGTAAGCATCTCAACAGATGAGCCGATGTATGCTTCATTGGCCAAAACCATAGAAGAAGGGGAAAACATGGCATTGAACATTGTGTCAGGGCTGAGAACGCCACCCATAAGATAATCTCTGTTCAATATATACTTAAGTCCAGATGAATCAGATTTCACCCCTACCATAAATAAATCAGTGTCACTTTCGTTGTCTGTAGTATCTTCACCTATCTTGTCAGCAAGGAACTCTATGCCGTATGCGTCCGCACGGTATGGAGATATCATTTCAAGGCTATTGTCCGTTATGGCCACGCCTGTGGTATATTCATTCGTAAAACGGAACTCGTCCTTTCCATTAGCCGTGTCGTAATCCTGTTTGTCAAAGCCTATTCGTATCCGAGAATACACCAATGCAGAATTAACCTTCATCTCATAATCAGATAAATCATCTATCCTTTTGACAACATCATCCGAGAAGTATTTGCTTCTATGCCGGAAAGTTACTGTATTCCCGGATATGTCGTAAGCATAACCAAACACATAACTCATCCAGTTTGCAAATTTGGTGAAGGATGTATATATTTTGGCTCCAGGAATCTTACGGGCTGATTCAGCCGCCAAGAGCATACAATTATCAAGCCTTCTATCTCCTGTCCCCTCAATCACTCCAGTCAAACCATCTTTCTCTCCATTAATACTTTTAAGCAGTCTGTTCAGCAATGTATCGGGCTTTATAACATCCATCTCAACAGGGTTTATTCGATTTTTCCATGATGCTTTAAAATAACTTGATGTTGAGACTTTGTATGGCAAATCCGGCAATACAGGTACAATCTCTTCTTTCTCATTGACATACATAGCTCTCACTATTATTTTATCATCATGCAAAAGACTTATATTGTACGATTCCGAAACCTTCTTTTCCACTGGCGTTTCTGATTCTGTCGTAAGTTCAAAACTTCCTATCACCGTTTCCGTAGTCACCGCTTCCCCATTACTATCAATATCATTACTTATCTTCATAATCTGGAGCCTCACACCTCTTACATCATATCCCAAAGCACCAGACTGATATTTCCTAAACACAAACATATCAATATTAAACTCTATATTTATCCTAATTGATTTCAGAGCCTTTATCGAATATACATCATCACCACCTACTGTTTGATCATTAAATTCAAGAGACCCCTTTATTAAGGAATCACTGGCAGTTATATATATTGGCATTGGTGACATTTTCTTGCTGAAATAAACATTAATAAGAGTGTCATCGCCTTCCAATGTATCACCTGTAGGAATCCATTTTGCTGATTCAGAAAGTTCAAGTCCGTCATAAACAAGAGGAATGGGGCTTTTCACCTCTTCGACCGAATATTCATATTGAGTTCCTTTTTTTGACTTTATCATGGACGCCACGCTATCATCCACGGCATTTATCTGTAAGATACGACCATTATCCTGCAATGTAGAGAAATTGAGAGCGCAACTAAACCGTTCATTATACAACCAACTGTTATTTCTTGTACTTATTATTATTGAGGCAGAAGCATTCAAATAATCTTCATCATATTGTTTTAACAGCAATTTTCTAGCATCCCCAGCAAAAGAAAATTTGTTGGAAAATGTACGGATAACACCGTCATAGTCATTTCTCTTGAAACTAGCCTTCACCTCGTCCCAATTCTCAAGATCATCAGTAACCCTGTACTTCAGACCATTTATAAGTAACTCACATCGATAATACATAATTATTTCTTTTTACGATTCAACCCATCGATTTCGTCACATGTCTGCCTTACAAGACAGGCATAAGATCCGGCGGTCCATTCTTTCGGATTGATATACATCTTATTATACTTCCCAATAGCGACAACTTCATTTATAAATCCACGTTTTGTAGGCTTCTCCTTCAGTCCCTCATTCTTTTCCTTACTTATCTTATCCAAATCATATTGTGCACGGGAATTTAATGCGGATATTCTAGCATTCATAGCCATTACATCACCTTTTTTACACGAATAACCTATCTTCATCAGAATATCACGCACCTCATCATACATTTTCAACTTCATCATGTTCTCACATGCCTTCATGCACTCCACGGTCATTGCAAGATTCATACGCTCATTACAATTCAATATCTCAGAGAACAACTGTTTGCTCCCGACAATTTCTATATAGTCATTGATAATTTTTGCCGATGCAGCCCCTTTGTCCTCATCGTCAAATTCAATAGTATTGCTATCATTGGTATAAATCTCTATAAAAACGGACAAGGGAAGTTCATATATGTCACTTGTATACCTCATAATCAGATACTTTTTGAAAATTGATGATAATTGTTTTCTCTTATCGCCTTGGCTAATTTTGCAAATCCTATCTGCTGTGATTTCTCCAGATGCCCTATCTTTTTCTCCAGTTCGCTATAATCATTAACTATTGATACAGGAGGAAGATCGTTTTCGCTTCTATATGCCATAAGACCATCAAAATCATTTGCATGAGCCTTTATCCTGTCCATATCCACTGCATAAGGTATAACCTTCGCACCTTTAGGGATGTCAACCAAAGTAGGGACAGACGGAGTAATATACGCTCCTTTTTCAGTAACGATTGTTTCAGGAACACCACCATCACCCACTACAGCCAATCCGCCTTTATGCGAATCAGTACCCTTGGCATACTTCGGAATAGGAGTCGCTATAATAGTAGCAAGCTGTATCGCTCCCATAGCACCTAGAGCAGCTATCATAGGTATTGCAGCAGGGAAGCCCAATTGTTTTATCGTCTGCAAAATACCACCTGCTATCTGTATAGCCGCCTCAGCTATACTGGTAGCTTTCTCAAACTTTGCCTGTTTTGTTCTTAATGCAGCTTTTTTCTTCTCCAATTCGGCATTCTTTTGTGCCGTTTTATCTTCCGCCGCACGTTTACGCGCTTCGGCTTCTTCAGTTGTTATAGCACCTCTTTCTTCTAAAACCTCTATACGGGAAATTTCCTCTTCACCAGCTTTCTCATTCGCTTCCTGTTCAGCCTCAATAGCTTCAATCTGGCGATCATAAATGGATGATATCATTTCACCAATTCCACTAACCATAGAAGCCCACATCTCGGTAGTTCTTTCCATCTTCTCACCGTCTGTAAGTTCTTTCCAAACACCCGATATCTTATCAGACATAATACTGAATCCCTTATCCATCCCATCAAATATACCGGCAAACGGGCTATCGATATCCGATGCAAGATCTTTCAATGCAGAAGAATAACCTTTCAACACTTCAAAATTCCTTCGTGTGATATCCTGTTGCTCTTCCGCTTTTTTCAACTGATCATCCGCATTTATAGAACCTATCTCTGCTTCCATAGCCTTTATGGATTCTCTCAGCATTTCAATTTGTTGCTTGCTTACCACGCCCGATGCTTCCGCTATCTCAATCATTTTTTCAGCAGCATCTATCTGTATCTGTAATTGCTCGTTTGCGGCTTTCCGCTCCAGTTCACGCATGGCTTCATCGTATTCTTTTCGCGATAGCAGCCCTTTTGAATAATTTTCTGTTATAATGTTTTCAAGTTCCTTATATCCAGTACTTGTAGCTGCTATACGGAGAGATGATTGTTCCTCTTCCAGTCTGAGCATCTCATCAGTATACTTTTTCTTTTCCTCGATCCTTTTTTTCTCAGCCTCTGCCAACTTCTTAGCATATTCCTCATTCTCTTTCGCTATCTTCTGCATTCTCTCTTGGCCCAACATTTCCCGAAGTTTGTTCTCTTCCTCAGAATATCCCTTTACAGCTGCTATCTGGTCTTTATATTCTTTCTCTATGGCAGCAAGACTACGTTCATGCTCATCTTTAATGAGAGAAACGGACAAGTCAGCCATTTTATTCCTAAGATTCTCCATGTATTGCGCTAAATCATCCGATGCTTTATCGGCAGAATGAGGATTAAATGTAACATCTCCAATGTTAATAGAATTTGCCATATCTCTACTAGCCTTATCTACTTGATATAGCTGATTTAATAAAGAACCTATTTCTTTATCCAAGTCTTCAACCTGCTTGTTTAACTTCCCATACATGTCTCTAGCTGTATCCATAGCTGCCCCTTGACTGGATTCATATTGTGCTTTCATCTGATCTCTAGCAGATTCAAGTTTCGCACGTTTTTCTTCTTTTTCTGCCAACTGATCTTCCAAGTCTAATTTTTGTTTAGCCTGTTCTACAAGCCGATCTTGCACAGCTCTAGCTTTAGCCGAAGCTAATATGGCATTAGATAACCTTTGATAACTATCAGCCGCTTTACCTGCAAGAATGTTTTCATCACTTATATTTTTAAAGTATGAAGGATATTGCTTCTTCAGTTCCTCAACGGCTTTTTTCCGCTCTCCCATAGGTTTATTCAAATTGACAGCAGCCCTATATAATATATCCAATTTAACAGCTTCATCTTGGGCATTTTTCACACCTTCTTTTTGAGCTTTATTCAAATCCTCCTGAAGCTGTTTTAGATAATCAATTTCTTTTCTCGCATCAAACAGGCTACCCACCCATTTGGTTATCTCACCTCCATAACTCGATAAAAGAGTTGTCCCAACAACTAAAGCCGTCTGCCAACTAAGAAGGGAACTCAATACCTGTTTAAATACAGGTGTAGCAGTCTGCCCCGATTTCTTAAGAAGTTCATATTCCCCCCTTGCTTTCTTTAACTCATCAATAAATGTAGGAAGGTTATTGGATATGGCAAGAAAGAAAGTATTGGCACTAACAGACAAAGCCGGAAGTTCTCTCGCAATCTGTTGTATGGAAACATTAAGACCATTCCAACCCGAAGCATAATTACCCACATTACGTTGGTAATTGCCCATCTGTGCATCTATATCCTTTAATTGTTGATTCAACTTGCCGATATTGTTCAAGATATCCATACCTTTTGCTCCCTCGCGTGCAGCTTGTGAAAGGTTATAATATTCCTTTTCCAACTGAAGCATTGAAGCCTTCATCTCGTTATAGCTTCCTGCTGTGGCAATCGCTACCTGCGTATGATTTCTCAATATCGCCGAATACTGTTTATTCTGCTCTGTCAGCATGCGTAACTGGGATACCGTAGCATCTCTTTTGGACTTGTATTCCTCTTCGCTGATAGCACCTTTCTTATACTCCTTTGATAATTCCCTCAGAGATGTTCTTAAGGCTGAAATTGTTTCTTTGTTATCACTTAACCTACTGTTCAATTCGGAGGCTTGTGTATCAAAAGCCTTTACCGTCTGACGGATTGAATCAAAATCAGCAGCAGTCATGGATATTTTCTTAGATGCTTCTTGAAATGAAACAGAAGCATTTTCCGCATCTTGTGACACGTTTTTCAGATCTTCGGAAGCACCTCTCAAATTTACTTTTACTTCCGTTATTTTGTCTGCCAATGTATTCAATGGCTTGGTAAGAAGCTCTATCTTACGGGAAATATCGGTCAATAACTTTAATTGACTAGCCTGTAATTCAGACAACCTATTTTGAGAAGCATATAATTTGGTAATTGTAGCATTATAACTGTCAACTTTAGACTGGTATTCTCTTAGATTACCCGGCTTAAAATTTATGCCATCACTTAATTGTTTCGTGAAATTCGCATATTCGGAAGATGTGGTTTGAATATTAATCCTTATCTCATTCAACTTCTTAACGATGTTAGGATCAATCGCATCAGTAATTTTAAATTCTGCTCCTGCCATGGTCTTTTCGTAAGTTTTGGGTAGTGCATGACTTCATGCACCTTCTAAGAGCAAAGATAGTGATTTTATTGATATTATGAAGGTGAGGAAATAAAAAAGGGAGAAGCAGAAACTTCTCCCCGTGAAAAATAATTTATTTAAATTACCAATCATCATTTTCATTGCCCACAAGACCATTCTTCACAGCTTCTTCTATTTTATCCATAATAACATTGGAATATGCATGAGCCATAATCAATGCTTTAGACGATGTTTTCTTTGCCTTATGCTGATCTTTGGGGCTGAAAGGATAACATGTTTCTATACCCCATTTTTCTGTTTTCTTTGTCGTGTCCGCAGGCTGTCCTGTTGTACCAGCAGAAAAAGCCCCCATCCATCCGCCTCCGATGTTCTGCTCAACCTCATAATATTGAAGCGTATATGTAACACGAATTTTTTTATCTTTAATATCAACTTTTATAACAGGATGAATGTTAACATTATAAGCTGTCATTCCTCCAATATGTTGAGCGATTCCTCCCACAAATCCTTTAGCAATAATTACTCCCGCATCCTTATCATTCAATTTAATTACTGAGTTTGCATCGTTAAAAGATTCTGCAAACCAATGGTTTAAAGTAATATATAACTGCTCTTTAGTCTGTTCCCCACAATTAATTATCTGCTCATAGGTCAAACTCTGATTCTTATCCAATACCAATGAAGAACCTAAATTTTCAGCCGCTTCCACCCACTTATCACCATAATTTTCCTTTGCATATTTTTCTAATTCTTCCGCTCTCATTACTTGAGCACTAAGATTCATACTGAATAATGAAACAATCATTAAGAATAATACTTTTTTCATATAGTTATAATAATTTGGTTATTTTCAGCAAAGTAATATACTTTTAAAATCAAATCAAAACATTACGACATATTTGTTTGCAATTTAGAATACTGTCTAAATAAATTACAAACATAGCACTTCAATCTTCATGTTTAAATTTCACCTTCTCACTTCTTTTCCCAGTGCATACAATCAGTTTGAGATGCTTGCCGTATATCCGTTCAAGTCTATTATTTTGTTCTTCCATTTTTTGAAGTATAATTTCAAGTTTATCTATTGTTTTCATAGTCTTTTTATTTATGTTGCGAATCGCAACGTTAACGGATGTAAAGAGTGTGCCCACCTCGTAAAATAAGGTGGGAAAGACTTGATTAATATGTAAGATTTAAATTAGGCTATTTTCATCAATTTTCCGTCAGAACGTTTGCCACCAAACAGGTAATTGATGTATGCAAGCCCTTTCTGTGTGCATAGCACAACCATCACGACAAAGCCCGGATGATTATCTCTTGGGATAGGCTTTTCTTTCATCTCAAAGTAGCCTGCATCAATATATTTCTGTTTTGGCTCATTCCTGTTAGCAAAGAATACTCCTGCTTCACGAAGCTTCTTGAACAAGGTATTTCGTCCGAATGGTAAGCCGAGTATCTTGGCAGCCTGTTCTATATCACATTTGCCTTCCATCGCAAAGGCTTTGTCGGCAAAGTCAGCTTTGGGCTGGAGCTTCTCTATCTTAGCATCTTTCTGTTCGATTTGCTTTTTCTGTTGCTCCGATTCAATACGCATCCGTTCTTTCTCCTTTTCAGAAGCTACCAAAGCCTCCAATGCTTCAATGTAGGTGCTAGGAGTTTGAAAATTCCCGTTTTGTTTGTCCCTTTCCAATTCTTCCCAACGATCTATAATCTTTTCCCTGAGTTTTGCATCGTATCCGCTGGCAAGGATTAGGCAACCTTTCTTTGTAAGTTCATAACAAGGTCTTTTCTCACCCTTTTTATCGGTGTATTCAACCTCCACAAAATTGTGGGCGTTTACTCCTTGATTAAGTAAGTTTCTGATGTCACGTAAGATAGCATCATGTCGCTTTCCAGTGAGTTCAGCTATTTCAAGTGAACTCATCGTTTCTTTGTATAAAATTAAATCTGTCATAACTTGTAGCATTTAAAAGTTATTTATGAAGGCAATAGGCAAACAAAAAGCGGTTACCATATACGCTGCTACAAGTTGATAAGGAACTTGTTCTCTACCATCCATTCATAAAGCCTTATTTCTCCAATCTTATATCCGTTTTGGGTGATAAGTTTCGCAAGATCTCCTATGAGAATATTGGTAGACGAACTTGTAAAACATTCTTTGAAAACTACAGCGAGTTTTGTTTCTTCTATAATAGACTGCTTCTCCTGTTCCTTCTTCTGCACTTCCAATGCCAATCGTTGCTTTTCCTCCCGTTCGCTCTTTAGCTGTGTGGCAAGACTGATAACAAGGTCAGGGTTGTTTATCATCTGCTCAAGCGTTGGCTGCGTGGCGGTCATGCCGTATCGCATCAACTCATCAAGTTTTTCAGTACACCACAGTTTCAAATCAATGTCTAACCATTGACAGAAATCAACTACTATTAATCTGTGCATCCAAGTACCACCTCCGTTATGTGATGAACCTGCCTTTGATATAACTAATTGATTTTCAGAAATACCATATTTTCTTGTAATTGCGTTAATTAATTGATTTGTAGCAGGTAAGGACAAATAATCATTGGGACGCTTTCCGTAGATTTTAGCAAGCTGTGTGGCGTTAACCATAACATCATCTTTGATGTCAAAAAGTACTTCGTTTCCATTATAGGAGAAAGTCTTGCTCGTTTCGTGAGCTGACGCAATCTGTACGGTACTATTATTCCCGTTCAAATAGATTTCATTTGGTTGTAGCATGAAATGAAATTATTTGTTATTAAATAAAAAAGCAGACAAATATCCTAGTTTGCTACAACCTACCATTGCCATTGGGCGATGATACACGGATATCGTCTGCCTATATTTTAATATATAAGTTTCCTTACGGGCATAAAAAATCCCATTGGCATATTTAATAGTAAGTTGTAGCACTACAAAGGTACAACATTTTTTCAAACAAACAAATAATGAAAATATATTTTTCATTGTTATTTTCACACGCATAATATCCATCTTTCTAATGACTTTCAACACGCCACAATATGCCTTACCTGTAATTTCTGCAATTTGCAGTGAACTTATTGTTCTTTTTTCGCCATTTTCCCCATCAATAGGTACTAACTTTTAAAATTTTCCATATCTTTGCGATATAAGATTAATATTGTTCCCCGTTGGCGGCTCAGTCACTTCCGCCTCCGGGGATTTATTTTGACTGATTGTAGCAGGTGAGGGATCGAACCTCATTGTGCCATTATTCACTCCTGCTTTCCTCCCTTATACTATCCACGCTTGGAATTGTATAAAAAGAAAGTTCCGTAATAGGTGCAAGCTACTACGGAACAGTCATATATAAACTCCAATAGGAGAATATTTAATCAACATCAAGTAACGCCTTGCACTTGTTACAGATACAAAGGTAAATGATGTTTTTATCTTATACAATGGTATGAATATTAAACAAAAGACAATATCAATTAATAGTAATACTAAGTAACGCATAGTAATATATAGTAACGCAATTATTAAATATCACAGTCACAATTTAGACAAAATCTAAATTACAACATAAATGATAGTTTTGTTTTTCAATTAAAAAATAAATATCTTTTCGCACAAGACATTTGAGGAAAAATCAATATTTACATTGGGAGAACATTGGGATATTTCCGGTAATACAATTTAGCAACAGCGATAGATAGAGGTTTCGCATAGAAAGATATTATATATTCATTAAGAGTAATGGATATGATGCGGTGGCCGACTCCTCTATATCGGTTGCCGCATTTTTTATATCCCGTATTAAGATGTACGGAACATCTTGTGAACGAAAAGACATGAAAACGAATCAAATCATGATTCGCCCAATGGGTGAATTTACAGTTAGTCAGAGAACAAAAGATGGCTATTTTGACGGTGGGGACTTGTTACGTCAATGGAATTCAGTAAAAGGAAATGAACAAAGAAAAATGGATGAGTTTCTTTTGGCTAAAAGAACTGGAGATTTTATAGAAGCGCTCATAGCTGAAGAACGTGAAAATGGTTTAGGGGAAAATTCCCCTAAAATTGATAATCAGGTAGTTAAGAAGAGTAAGGTTAAAGAGAAGGGTAAAGCTGGCAGACCTAAAGAAGAAGTATGGATGCATCCTTTCTTATTTACCAAATTTGCCATGTGGATTAATCCTCGCTTTGAAGTAAAGGTAATACGCTTCGTATATGATGAGATGATTCAATACCGTAATTTAGCTGGAGATGCTTATCCTGCTATGTGTCGTGCCGTTTGTTCAATACTCCCTGGGGATATATTCCAGAAAAAGATTAAGGACTTAGCCAAGTCTCTAAACATCATAGTTTATGGCAAACATGAATCAGAAATGCGTAATAAGATTGGCGATGAAGATAAAATCCGCGAATTATATGAGTTAGAATTACAGATAGCTCAATGGATAGATTTAGGCTTTATCAAAGACTATAACAGCCTTAAATCTACATTGACTAAATTAATAAATAATACGGGAAACGCCAAAATAATAGAATGATAAAAATCACCATTTTACGGAAATATGAATTCTACAAACTCACCCGACCAGTTTTCACCTTCACGACAGAACTTATACACATCTCCAACCTTGTATAATATATAAACACATTCATCCATAACAGCAGCCTTCTCTGCGATTGAACGCATATGTTCCATCTCCCTCATTGATTTATTTCCTTGACACAAGCAGTTTTTCATAATTCGCACCTCCTTATAAATTTATCAATAGAGGGCATAAGCCTGTACGTAACATAATGCCTCCTTGCTTTGGAGCTTACCTTGAAAATTTTATAGCCATATTTCTTCTCAATATCAGAACCAAAAGAAACGCCATAGCTGGCAATCCTTATACCATTTGATATTGGTATTGCCGTGATGGAACTATAAAAATCTCCACGTATGATAAGGTTTGGAGTATTATTTCCTCTTGCAGAAAAACCCAAATATGAAGGCTTTGGTTTCTGTATCTTTGTCTTCCAATTCTTATAGCGTTCGGCATTTTTCCTCCAATGCTCTCCATAAGCTTTTTTAAAGTATGGGTCCTCTGTATATCCGGGAATTAAAGGACTTTCATCGCCATCAACACCACTATATAGCTGTTCTCGTATATATTCCTCAAACTGAGGAACATCCCTTTCCATCTTATCCCTTATCATTGGCTGAATGCCATCAGCCAATTTCTTCCAACATCTCGCGTATTCCTCCAATGTCATAGCAAAACGGGGGATCAATCTCCCCCGCCTCCTAAATTACTGTTATTGATAATTCTATTATATACGGAAACCAGCCTTGATTTCCGCCTTTCTCTAGAAATGTCCTTCCAGAATACATCTATATTCTGAGCGACAAACTCATCCAATGAAAGTTTGACCACCTCGGACTCTATAAATGTGACTCCATTAATTCTCATTGTACCCATTGTTCAATTCCAATGACCCCATTAGCCTGTAAAATAGAAGGAGATTTAAGCACCGGTACACCTCCTGTCGCTGTAAGCACACCGTTACTGTATTCCAGTGCTGACGCACCAGAAACGACTGTTGAAGCCTTATTAGACAATACAGTGCCATAATATGCAGTAAGGTCTGTGCGGTCATAGTGATCCACGAGTTTATATGTATTCTCAGGAGATGCCATTTTGACAAATTCAACGTAATTCAATCCCTTGAGAACATTTTCCAAATTGACACCCGCTTGCTTTACAGACATGTTTTTCATCATCTTCTCCGCATCGGAATACATTGCATTAAACGCAAGATAAGCCTTTTGTCCGCTTGAGTCATAAGTCTGCCCTGTAGGGTAAACCCCTGACAAATCGAATCCTGCAAGCTCGTCTGTTCCGTCATCCTCTCCGTAGATAACATTATTCTTGTCAAAAACATACATATCAAACAATGTATCCTTGTTGGCTACAAGATTAGCTTGTAAAGCTAGATTAAACTTACGCAACGTGAATGTATCCGTCCTTGCCGAATAGCCCGTTATTTCCGACCCGGCATAACCATTTTCTGTTGTATTGGGTTCACCGCCGCTTACCGCGTATTCCGAAAATCCTGTAATAGGATAAATTCTGTCCGGATAATCAGCATGACAGGCTTCCTCCAAAGCATCAGCAGTCAATTCCTTGGGCAGTTTTTTGCCATGAATGACCAATATAACACCTGCGACCTTGTCCGGTTGCAGGGGGCAGTAACTCATTCCAGTATTAAATCCGGACGTGCTGCCGCACTCTCTAATATCTGTTCGCATAACAATTCTGATTTTTAACTGTTAAATCCAAATTCTTTATTTCAATAGCATCTATCTTTTCGCCAACTTCCTTACCGTCAACATCAACAGCACCACGTCTTCCAAAACTATAATTTTCTGAATATGTATGGCTTACAATACCGGAGTAACCGAAATCAAATTTATCACTTTTTTTTAACTCTTCTATGAATCCGTAATACAAAGGTCGAAGAATACCTTCAAAAGATATCTCACGACGTTGTTCATTTGTATACTTTTCCAGTGTATTGGTAGCGATTATTATGTTTACAGATGCCTTACAAAAATAATTCTCACTATCCCTTTCCTCGTCTAAGGGAACATACAGCCCTATCATTGGGAATTTTCCCGATGCTGTCACCCTGCTTTTCCCAAGAAGAAGAAGTGTTTCCCTTATATAAGAACTGTCACCATATATGTAATTTATCTGTTTATCCATTCTTTTTGACAAGGAAGCACATACATCTGATATTATATCAATTATCATAACCCAAAGGAATTAATTGTTTCCATCAATTCGAAATCGGTGGCGATATCCGGATAGTCCGCATTATTGGCTTGAAGCCATCTCACAAGTCTGATATTCATTCTTACCATGTCGTTCCATGCAAACATCATTTTCCTTTCGGGACTTACAAGACGACCATCATCTCCATCAGCCTTCACTCCTGTAATAGTCGCCTGAGTGTGATTATGTCTCAAGTAATGGAAGTATATATAGTTGGCGATGGGGGATTTGGAAATCTCCCTATCGCCATCACTATATTTCATGACAAGATGCGCTATAAGATCATCCCATCTTTTTTCCTTCGTTTTTCCATCGTTGGAAATATAGGATGAGAATTCCTTATACAACTTTTCCCCTAGGAGCTTCTCTAAATATTCCGGCTCATATTGCATTACAAAGCCTTGAAGGCTGTCAACAATTGCCTTATTAGTCTCAGAAGGAGTATGTATATTCAATACTGCACCTTCGATATCAAGAATACCACCTTGGAAAAAAGTATAATCCACCAACATTACACAATATCTTTGAGGTTCTTCTTTTTATTGAACAAATCTTCAGCACCGATTTTCTTAGCGTCCTCCATCAATTCCGAAGGAACAGTGGCAACACGTCCATCTTGGAAGAACTTACCTGCAAGTAACATATTAACACTTACTTTATCACCTTTTTTATAAACGGCCCCGTCCTTTGCGAACTCAACCTCATAAGTTTTAGTCAAATTTACTTTCATAATGTTTAATAAATTTATCCGCCAATACCGGCAGGGGTTATAGCTTCAATAACGGTCGCAATCTTATCCTTGACAAATGCAGTTTTATATTGCTTTTTAATATACGCCATAAGACGTTTTTCACCAAGGATAGTCACCATATTTTTAGTGAAATCATCATTTTCCCATCCAAGTGTAATGGTAAGAACCCATACATCACGGATGTTAAGATAGTTAAAATCGCCAACCCAAATATCACCTTGCTTGATTGCTGTGCTGGTTTCCACTCTCAGACCTTGAATCAGTTCATCGCCAATACGGAAAGGACGAAGATATTGCCCATTAACATCCTTAGTCAACTGCATCTGCGCATAGTCAAGAGGATGCATAAGCACAAGATTTGGACGATAAGCCATATTGGACATTGACACAATCTGTGTATACATACCAACAATAACATCATAAGTGTTGGGCTTATCTACTTTCAGAGCTGTCAAAGAGAATGTAGGTATATCACTCCCAATCCCTTTAATCTGACCGCCGGAACCAGTACCAGACAGAATACCTTCTTCTTCTTTCAAACCAATACGATTGATAATCTCAGCCCTAACCTCCGCAACCAACTGAGGCAAATCAGATAATGTTTCTTCAGTTACTTTTGCGCCAAGAGCCACTTTGCCAGCATTGATAGTAACTTCTGCCAATGTACCGCTCATCATAGGCTTAAGACCGCCTTCTGGAACCCATTCAGCTTCTTCTTCACCTGGATTGAACTCCGCATAAGTCAATGATCGTGTAGATATTGCTGCCACATTGGCAAATTTACGGATTACAGTCTGGGAACGTGGATCAACAGATAACTGACTATCAATTGTCATGTTATAATGTGGTGCCACACCCGTACTCTTCAAGGGCTCAACCTCCTTCTTGTTTATAACAAGCGTAAGGCTTTTCTTAAAACCGGGGGACTGCTTACAAGCCGTTTTCAAGTCCACAGTTTTCTCTCCATGCTTGCCTACTGTGATGAAATCCTTCAGTTGCTCTTCAATCTGCTGGTCTACAGACTTGAACACCATTTGCCCGTCTTCATTCTTATGCATTGCACCTTTCATGCGAACGATTATCTCTTTCATCTCACCAAGTTCCTTACGCACTGTTTCCAATTCCTTTTCGGAATCTATCTTTTGAGAAACCTCATTTAATTTATCCTCAAAAGTTTTTTTGTCGATAGTATCGTCCATGAAATCGCCTACAGTAGCGTTTATTGCGTCCTGCAACGCCTGTAATGACTTCACGGAAACCTCATCCATTACCGACAAATCAATTTTGCTTAAAAAGTCAAATTTCATGCTTCTTTAAGTTTTAAAGGTTTTGTAAATAGTTTTATTTTTTCATCGGCTCCCTCTTCATCAAGTGGCTTGTCTGCCGGCTTGTATCGAGCGAGTGACATCGCTTTTCTTACTAACATTTGGATTTCCTCCCTCTTTCTTATCGGAAGTCCTTTACATACATCACTTATTTCAACCGGAAGTGACTCCAACGCACTTTCATATTCTTCTGCCGATTTCAGACCAAGATATTCAGTTTCTCCGTTACATCCTATGGACACTACGGATATCTCATACAGAATGACTTCCTTTACAACCAAGCAATCACGTTCCCTGTCATATTCACATTTTTCCCATACATAACTATAACCTATAGAGAACTGGTTCAAAGTGCCACTTTCAAGCTGCTTCAACGCTTGATTTCCTCTTTCCACATCATCAATAGACGCTTCAAAGTAAAGCCCTTTCTCATCTTCTTGCAGAAGCGTAATGCGTCCTATAGGCTCATGCATGTCATGCATCCACAACATGATAATCTTATCATTAGCAGAACTTCCCGGGCCTCTCTCCTGTATGCTTTTTGAAAAACAACCTTTCAGGAGCATGTCACCGGACTTATCAATGTTATTGAAAACCGCAGCATAGCCACTGATAGTTCTGCTGCCAGAATCATATTGTATCTCCTTTGCATAAAAAGCTAAGGATTTATACTGCTTCCCCAGCCTGTTTTTGTATTTGCTTGTCTCCATCATTATTTATTTCACTTTTAAATTCTCCCTTAGGATTATCAGGATCAATATCTGTAAAATTGGACATTTCGGTTCTTGCCTCTTCAAAAGTAATCAGCCGATTGTTATACAATGAAGCTACAGCATTAGAGGCTGTAGACAAGGCATCCGCCAATTCTTTCATATCCTTTTGAAGGCAAGGGACATGAGTGAAGTCCATTTTGATTATTGCCCTGTCCTTACATATAGCATTAGTCAGAGCCTCTGTTATAGATTCACTGTCAGGTATAATAAGGTCCTGATATGCCGCTTTCTTTGCTTGAGAAGAGTTATCATAAGTACTTCCTTGTATAATCAGATTGGGGTCAAAGCCTATCGTCTGAGCTATCGCTTCCAAACACGCCTTATCCTCCTCATGAAGCTTCAATTGGTCTGTATTTGACCCTAATGTAATCCACCCTAGTTTCTTAGGAGTCACCATGATTTCATACAACTTATGCACTATACCATATTTCCTTTTGAAATCATCCTGCAATTTCTTGGATTCAGACGGAGTAATAGCTGCATTCCCTACGTCAGTCGTATCATTTCCGTATAGTATCCCTTTAGGTCCTCCATTAACAATAAGGTTTCCTCTCCCTATCAGTTGAGCCATATAGTTTCGAGTATGAGTAGATAATGCGTCCACAGGGGAGTGGAAGGTAATTCTCCCTCCATTATTACTTGGAATATCCATTATCGAATCGTATATGACAAAATACTCCTCATCACCAAGTTCTATATTCTCATTTCCCCAACGTATATATACCCTTTTAGAAATTGAAGAAAGTTCTGTTTGAGTAAATGGGCTCTTACCAAGAGACTCCATGTAGAATAATTCGGGAGGTATTACCATCATGGATTTAGGAAGGTCGGATTTTAAAGCTCTTAATGTATAAATAGGGCAAAAACCGAAACACTTCAAAGATATCTCAACCTGCTTTATGAAAGAACGCCCACTCTGTATCACATTCGGACGATTCAGAAGAGTCACAATGTCTTTGAAACTCCTCTTCTCGTTTCCGTTAATATCCGTCACATAATACCGCCCATTCTGCATCATTCTTCCGCAATGATCTAGAACCATTGCAAACGGCCAACATTCATGTAAGGCTCTTGATTTCCCTTCAACGGTCGACATGTCAAAATCTATATTCCCTCTATTGCCATAAAACAGATTTTCCACCCATTTAGGAACATAAATAAAATTACCACCATCATCTTTACCATGATAAGTAGCATCACTATACATATCCTTATTCGACTTCTTTAAAGAAGGTATCTTAAACCATTGTTTCATTGTTCAACAATAAAGGCAACCGCCGTTATAATACAGCAATTGCCTCCACAGTGATCACGTTCTAAAAGTGGGTATGGTGTAACTTCACACCATGAAGGCTATTGCCTGCTACAAAGGAACAAATTAATTTATTCATTAACAAACAATTTAAATATTATTTTTGTTTAATCTAAATTAAAATAACAGATTATACAACATATATTTTATTAACCTTTTTCCCATGTGGATACAACCTGTTTGATATCTTCGCTATTGTCTTCTTGGGAAAATGGGATAGAGAGTAGGGCGTGGATTGAACGGCTGCTGTGCTTTTTGCTGGCGGTCGTTCTTTTTTTTGTATTCTTATTTGCGAAAGAAAGAAGCAATATTTATCTTTGTGGAAGCGTGTGAAGATGCACGCCACATTAATTATGACGAAAGGACATACTACATATTTGATAAAGCCAAGAGCTTGTTGCGGATTAGTTTCCGTAGCAGGCTCTTTTTTGTTTTGTATAACAAAATAAAGGTTAGCTTGAAAATCGGGTAATCCAAAACGTGTAATTAAAGGATTAAAAAAGGATTGAACTATAATTTTTGTATAATGAGAAAGGAGACAAAAGAAAACATTCAGTATTCAACTGCCGTGGGGATGCTTGTACTGGGAGCGTCCTTGGCTGTGGCCGGCTTTGTGTGCTCGGAACCTATGGGTCAGATACACGACAGTGTATTGTGGTTGTTTGCTCAATGTCTGTTGTATGCCGGTAGTGTTTTTGGCATCAGCATCTATATTAACAGTCGCTTTAATAATTTAATAGAGAAATTAAAAGAAAAGGAGGGAAAGAAATGAAGAGTTTACCAAGAGGTCTTAGAAATGCAAATCCGGGTAATATCCGAATAACAAAGGATAAATGGCAGGGATTGAGAGAAAAACAGACAGACAAGGAGTTTTTTCAGTTTGTAGAAATGAAATGGGGTTATCGTGCTTTAATCCGTACATTGCAGAATTACAGAAGGAGACACAACTGTGTTTGTATTGCAGACTTTATTACAAGATGGGCCCCACAGACAGAGAACAATACAGGGGCTTACATCAGACGGGTATGTCAGGATATGCAGGTACCTTCAGTATATGTTCCGGACATTGAGGATAAAGATACGATGTGCTCTTTGGCTGCTGCTATATCTTATGTTGAGAATGGTGTTCCTGCCGTAATGGAGGATATCTATAAGGGATGGGACCTGCTATGAAACTAAGGATCTATATATGGATTGCAGTAGGGATAGCATTGCTATTGCTGTTTGGGTCATGCCGGAGTATAAGGTATGTTCCCGTAGAAACAATAAGGACTGACAGTCTTTATCTTACTGTGTACGAACGTGACTCTATCCACATTAAGGATTCTGTCTATATAAGAGAGAAGAACGATTCAGTATTAGTTGACAAGTGGCATATAGTCTACCGTGACAGGACAATTAACGACACAGTTTATGTAGAGAAGGAGAAAGATGTAGGGGTTCCCTATCCTGTGGAGAAGGAATTAACATGGTGGCAGAAGACAAAATTAGAACTAGGAGAGTTATCTATAGGTATTATATTAGTATTGTTAATCGTAGTCATTTGGTTGATAAAGAAGAAGGGAGGTGCAAGATGAGATAGCATATCAAGTATTATCCGCCATAAGTAGAAGTGTGACAGATAATAAAAAACTCATTTAATAAAAGTAATTCTTTCAGGGGGCAGAATTAAAATAACCCCCGACACTTGAAGTTTAACGCCAATCAAACTTTAAAGCATACAAAAGCATACATAGGTAAGTGTCAGGGGTAGTAATATCCTTACTTATTTCCTACGTATGCTTTTGTCATGATTGTATTTGATTGGCAAGGCAAAAATACAACAAAAATTTAAACCACAATGTGTAAGTCTGAAATTTTTGCCAAAATAATAGCTCTTGTTTCTAAAGGAACAGAAATACCTACCGAATTAATAGTAAGTGACAACCGTGTCACAGAGATTGTTAACGCTAGATATATCCTTGTATATATTCTATACGAAAAAGGATTTTATCCATCTCAGATTTCTTCTCTCATTCATAAAACTAAGCGTTCAGTGAACTATATGATATCAAATTTTCATATACGTCTAAAAAGTGAAAAAATGATGAGAATATATTGGGATAATATAAAGAATTTGTTGGGAAACAACTGATTCCTCATGAGATATGATATATATACTTTTGTGAACGGTCGATTTTGACCGGGATACAAAATACAAATACTTATGGAACGAACTTATGTTTTTAACCAAGACGGTGGAACCGGCGCAAACAATGGTCTGCTTGCGTCCATTCTTCCGTCCTTGCAGAGCCGTGGAATTGACACAGGCTATCTGATGGGGCTGATGGGAGGAAATGGAAACGGCGGCTTTTTCGGAAACAATGGAGGTTTTCAGGACATCATTGCATTGATTGTGATTGCAGCCATCTTTGGTAACGGAAACTTTGGATTCGGCGGCAACAACAATAAGGGTGCCGATGAAGGAAGAGAAATGATCATGCAGACACTTAACCGGAACGGTGTGGACATTGCATCATTAGCCCAAGCTGTTAACACCTCTTCAGACCAAATCCTTGCCGGTATTAACTCTGTATCACAGGCAATCTGCGGTCTCGGTAACCAAATGGGTCAGAACACCAACAGTATCCTGACTGCGATTATGCAAGGTAACAACGCTCTGACATCTCAGATCTGTAGCTGTTGCTGCGATATGAAACAGCTTGTAACCACACAAGGATACGAGAGTCAGCTTGCAATGTGCAACCAAACTAACGCATTAATCAACACTGCTAACCAAAACACATTGTCATTGCGTGACGGTGCTACTGCCAACACGAATGCTATCCTTGCTAAACTTGATGCAATTCAAAATCAGGCATTGCAGGACAAGATCGCATCTCTTACTGCGGAAAAGGCTACTTTAACAGCCGAAATATCCCAGCGTAATCAGAACGCCACTATCCTGAGTGCAGTAGGACAACAGATTGCTCCTTTGGCAGCCGGATTGCAGGCATTACAAAGCGATGTTGATGGAATCAAATGCAAGCTCCCCAATACTGTGAGTGTTCAATACCCCAATTTAACCGCTATTAATACAGATTGTTTCCGTGCAGCCGCCTACGGTGCATATATGGGTGACGCTGTATACGGACGTAGTGGATGTGGTTGCAACAACTACTGGGGTTAATCCGGTAAGAAAGGAGGTAGATATGTGGCCTAACTTTTTTACAGGATTCCCATTCCCATCAATCGGAAGAGCAAACTTCAATACTCTTCCTACGGTGGCTGTGACAGTCGGTACGGAGAATGTTACTCTTGAACTCCCTAACCATGCGTTCCGTAACAGGGATTATGTTGGGGGATTCTATATCAGTCTCCGACAAGCTATACCTGCCGGTACAACTGCTACACTTCCGATATTGATAGGAACTAATGGGGACACAAGACCGTTGATGGCTTATAACAATGAGCCTGTGACTGTTGCAAACTTGGCTGGAACCGGCATCTATGAGATTCATTATAACAAGTACACCAACGAATTGTATCTTGTTAATGGAGGGTACAGACCGACAACGGCTCCGGCTCCTACAGTAGAAACCGCTTCTTTACGGAGCAAGTAATAATTAACATGGAGTTTTGTGGTGGTTCCCAAAATGGGAATAGCCACACTCCTTAAAATTAAACAATCATGTTTCAATCACTTCGTACCAATAACCAATTGTATATACTTCATAAGGATGCTAACCCGTTTATCGAATACGGCCCGGTGGTCAGCGTTTCCGCTCCCAAGCCGAAATATCCTATGGCATCCCCTATGGGACAGTTGCCCCAAATGGAAATGGTTGTGGATGTTGTTGTCTGCATCAACGGGCAGAACACGACATTCCAAAATCTTCCTGCCGGCATGGATATAGCCGACTTCGGACAGAACGGGAATATCGTAGTGTCATGCTCGCGTGATGCTATGAATAACGAGGTCGCTTCTATGAAACAGAAAAGCATAGACATCATCAACAGTATGGACTTCCACAATTCCGTCATTGCAGGGTGTGACAAGATGCTTACGCTCTTGAACCCTGAATTTGCCGAGAAACAACGTCAGGAGCAGGAAATATCCTCTCTGAAAGGGCAAATGGCGGAAATGAGCAAGAATATGTCTGACCTTATGGATTTGAACAAACGGCTCATGGAACAGCTCGGAGTGGTTGAAACATCCAAAACAAAGAAATGATTATGGGAATGTGGGAAATATTAGAAGAAGGGCGTGACGATTACGGACGCGGCTTCGGTATGAGAGGTGACGAGGTGGAGGAAGCCTATAAGGAAGGCTGCCGCAAAGGTTACGAAAAAGCCATGAGAGAAATGCGCGGAGAAATGGGTTTCCGTGATGGTGGAAGAAGTTATTCAGGTGGTGGAAGCTCATCCGGCATGGATGAACGCAGATACCCCGGATACTTTCCTGAATATCCGCGTATGGATGACATGGGCGAACGCAGACGCAGACGCGCTAACGGTGAGTTTTATTAATGGTGGAGGGGTGAAATGCCCCTCTTTTTAAATAAAGGTTATGGAACAGAGATTGGATACATACAGCAGATTTCCATCGGGCATGAGGGAATATCTGGAAGCATACGGCTTTCATTTCAGCAAGAAACTTTATGAATGGGCCGTTTCAAAAATGAAGGTGAAAGACGAAGCCACGGGCAAAGAGAAAAAGCTGGAGCCGTGGAGCAAAGATGAAGTGGACGATATGCTGAAAGCGAACGGAATTACCATTGAGCACGACAAGGGTTATGACGTTGCTTATGTCGCAAACATGCTGAAAGCGGATTTCTATAAAAAATCATTGGTTGACGAGGCTCACTTATGCAAGCATATAAAATGCTACCTTGATGATATTGATGGCGATCCTTGCAGGGCGTTTGACGAGTTCTTTGCCACCTGTATAGGTAAAGGGATTCCTGTAATCTGGTCGGATGTGATATGATTATTCAGGAGTTCTACATACCGAAATATGGAGACTGGCACGTCAAAGTGTATTATGCGGTACACACCTATTGGGCGGATCGGATCATTATGGACCTGTACCGTATAGGATGCAGGGGGGATTCCCTCAAGCGTGCGTATCGCAATCTGACCGAAGGCAGAATGAATACCGGTCTAACCTATTCGGACTACAGGAGAAGAGAGACAGTAATGGTTATCTCACTAACCTCTACCCCCGAAGAGTTTCAAAATTCGTGGGACCACGAAAAAGGTCATTTGTGCCGGCATATCTCCAAGGCTTTCGGGATTGATCCTTATGGAGAGGAAGCGCAATATCTCAGTGGATATGTCGGTCAAAAGATGTTTCCTGTAGCCAAAAAGTTCTTATGTGAACATTGCAGAAAAGGACTGGAAAAATAATAATCGAACAGAAGCGTTCTTTGACTTGTTGGAATTACCGCTAAATTAAAAGTGTTAATAGCTATCTTTGATATTGTCATATTGATATAATTACCTATATTTGCACCATATAGGAGTGCTGGTATGTACAACAGCATCACCTTTCACTATAATAAGGAATTTACAGGGACATCGTAATTAGAGAGCCTTCTGTAAATATTGGTATTATTTTCTTGTACTATGAATAAAGTAATTAATATTCCAAATGCGGATAGAGATGAACGAATAGGTAGTGTTTTCAATCATTTATTTTCTGTCATTTTTGCGAATGAACAAATAAGGGATAATGATGTTCCTGTTTGGGATTTTTCAAATACCTCTTTTTTTCATCCATTCTTTTTGTTCCCATTTGCCATATATAAAAGCAAATGTAAGAACGTACAGTGTAAAAATGTGGTTGGATATATGAGAAACTATTTAGAATGTGTTAAGTTCTTTGATATGCTGACAATAAAAGATGACATGGACCTAAATAGTGCGTTGAAAGAATATTTAGGGAAAAGTTATATCCCTATATGTCGCTTTAGTCGATTGAATAAGAATATAGATTCAATGCAGACCATTATTCAAGGAGTTATTGAAAAACAGAAAAATTTAGATTTAAAACTTAAAACTCCACTTTCGTATTTGATTAGTGAATTAATTTGCAATATAAATCAACATTCTGATAGTGATTATGGTTATATATATACGCAATATCTGAAACGTGAGAATTGTTTGGATATATGCATAGCTGATGATGGAATAACAATTTATGGAAGTTATGTCAAGTCACAAAAGATGCTTGATAAGATAGGTGACAATGAAGCTGAAGCATTGAAATATGCAAATGAAGGATATTCGACTAAAGACCTTCCTGATGCTGAAAGTAGAGGGTTTGGTATATCATCTACTAAAAGTATGATTGTGGAAGGTCTTGGAGGGGCATTCTTTATGTTGTCAGGAGGGGCATTCCATAGGCATGATGCATCTGGCGGAAGTGATTATGTAAAATTGCCTGAAACTATTAATTGGAATGGTACGATTATACTTATGAGAATACCATTGACAGTTAGTGAAGAATTTGATTATACGAAGTATATAAAATAGGAGGTATTATGAAAGAAATAATTAAGCTTCATGATCTACTAGGATCTGAAATACGCTCACGTTCTAATGCTGAAATTTTACGAGAAAAAATAGCAGAGCATAGTGGTTCTATAATTGATTTAAGCGATGTTTCTTTTATTTCGAGATCATTCGCTGATGAACTATGTATTTTAGTTGAGAAACATATTATTCAATTACGCAATGCCAGTGGTGTTGTGCAGAATATGCTATCTGTTGTTTCTGAAAGTAGGAAGAAAAAAAGAGTTAGAAAGACTGATGATACCAAAATAAAAGAATTTGATGATATGGAAAGTTTGACATCTTTTCTGGCTACAATTTGATAAGAGTGTATTCTAGGCATATCAATTGAAAATAAATCAAAGCGGTAATTCCCAACGGTTTTACCGCTTTTTTTATGTTTATATATGGAAGAAGATAAGTTGAGCATATTGCTTGAACAGGCTGATGATGTGCCTCACTGGTATTTTTGTCGTTTACTTGCTGTGATGCGATGGAACGTATAGAGAGGTGGATATACAGGCTGATACCTCTTGTCGTGTTGGCAAGGGTGATATCGTTGTGCCTATGAACTAAAAGCGATAACTCATAAGCACAACGGATGGATTTATATAATACTGTTTAATTTTTCCGCATGTTTTTCTACTGAACTATTTAGAATTTTTGCATAAACTTGTGTGACTGAAACCTTTGTATGCCCTAGCATCTTAGACAACGTTTCGATAGGTACGTCATTTGCTAAAACAACAGTGGTAGCGAATGTATGTCGGGCTATGTGACTGGTTAAGGGCTTTTTTAAGCCAATAAGTTCAGCTATGATTTTAAGGCATCTGTTAAATGACTGTACAGTAGGGACTGTAAATTTATAATCGTATTTTTTTAATATTTCCATTGCTGGAGTAAGTATAGGTGTGTAAAATTTGGTTCCGGTCTTGATACGTTCTCCGTCTATATATGCAACTCCGTTATGTTCTACAGTACATCTGTCATAATCAAACATGTATAAGTCAACCCATGATAAGCCGGTATAGCATTGAAATATAAACTGATCACGTACTTTTTGTAATTGTCGATCATTCAACTCTACATTGCGGATAGATTGCAGTTCGTCCATTGTGAGAGGCTGTCTTGTTTTATATCTACCATGTTTATCTTTGAATACCCTGTAAGGTGTATCCTCGATAAGTCCAAGCCGAAGCGCTTCATTAATATAAGGTTTTATTCTCTTATGGTATCCATGTATTGTTGTCTGTCCTCTTGTTGGATCTTCTCTTCTTATAAACCTGTCAAATAAAGCTATATTTTCAGGAGTGATATCGTCAAATGTTTTAATTACTCCGGAGCGTTTTAGAGCTTCCAGTGCTATAAGGTGCGCTCGTTTGGTTGACCATTTAAGATCCCTTCTTTGTAACTCGTCATAAGCGAAATCTAAAAATGACGATTTAGACTTTACGTGTTTTTCGTTATAAAAAATATTAAAGTTTTTTAGATTGATGTCTTTTCCTTCTTTTCTTATATTTTTGATAATATCATCAAACTTTTTTACATATTGGGTTATTGCTTTATTTAATTGTTTGAATTTAGCGTGACGTACCACAAATTCTCCATCCCATTGGTTTGAATACAGTTCAATGTCTGTTGAGATCCATTTCCTTTCTGTACGTGAGAATTTAATTTCAATTTCAACCTTAGCTGATTTCTCCGGTGTTGCTTTCTTTTTTCTGTCGAATACCGGCTTGATTTTCCATGTTTCCATACTGTTTCTTTTTAGTTTATAATTTGTTAATTATGGTAAATGTGATACCAAGTGTGATACCAGCTGTGATACCAGGAACAAATTGGTATCACAAATAGTTCAACAGTGTAATGATAAGTAATGCACAGTAACGGCAGTAATCATTAGTAAGATTACTTAAACACGTTGAAGATCAGTCGATTAGGTTTGTAAGATATTGATTTATAGCCTATTGGCGTAAAATAAAAAAAAGGGGCATTTTGAACCCCCTTGAGCCGAAACCGGGACTCGAACCCGGGACCTATTCATTACGAATGAATTGCTCTACCAACTGAGCCATTTCGGCAACTGTTTTTTCTGCAATATCGGGTGCTTTTCTGAAAAAGCGTTGCAAATATATATCTTTCTTTCGAAATAAAGAAACTAAAAGCGGATAATTTTTCAGTTATCCGATTTTGTTATGTCAATTGATGCCGGATTTATTGGTAGGCTTCTTCATGTATCCCTTTCATGGCCCATCCGCTTGGTTCGTTTATGTTCTTGAAAGCGGTATCCCACGTAAGAGCTTCAACGATAGAATTGTTTTCTTTTATGTAAAGATTATAACATCAAGGCGTAAAAACTATTTTACACTAATTGCTCTCCTCATCAAATACCCGTGATATACTGAAATTTACCCACTCCATACCCAAACAATTCAATATCCGTCAAAGTTTGATAGTCTTTACCTTACCCGGAATGATGGTCAGATGCACCGTTCCATCCTTTTCTATCT